CCCAGATGAACAACACACAACCAATAGACGACATATCACCGCAATCCCCATCGCAAAGACCACCACCAGTCACCGTTCATTGCCAACACACGTAACGCATCATCGCGCACCAATAGCACTTGGACAATCACGCAGCCGCGTTACAACATCAACCGTCTGCCGGCACAACGCAACAGTGCATCTTCCAGCAGCCTCTCGTCATGCAAACCATCCTTCACATTCGCCGGAATATGCTTCCGGCGAATCTTGTTTGGATCCGGTGCAGAACAGCCTCGAACGTTATAGCCCGAACCGTTAACCGGGTAGAGTTAACACCTCTAACCGACCCATTGCGATGCGGAACATTCCGTGTCAGCATTGATCCAACGGCAAGGGGAATGCCGTTGTCTTGGGCCCGCAAACGTAACTGAAAGGAACATCATGGTGACGACCCCGCTCGACTTCGCGGAAACCTATCTGCTCAACACTCCGGTCTCAACCAACGTCGGTCACGACGATCGTAACGATCACGGCACCGGGCATTTGGACGACAGCGCCGGATGGTACGCGGACGCAGGATGATATGATGCCGGTTTTCTCCCGCGAGAAGACCGGCATCATGCATATTCTGGTAGATCAGCTCACACATATATGACTCCCCAGAGCATCTCCCAAGATCCCGGCGAAATGCAAGTCCAAACGACGAAACGGAATACAACGGCGACTAAATTCGGCGGCATCCCGCCATCTGCAACACCATGCGCACGAAGGACCGGCCACGATCACTCTCAGAATTCCTCCGGATCTCGTTCCTCATGCGGCGCGGGCAACTGAATACGCAGATTATGAACGCCACGATCCTTATCCGCCTGTCTGTTAGGCACATGCGCGATCAAAATCGCGTTGCCGCCCGGCACTTGGCCGCAATGACGCGCCATCTGCAACGGCGTGATGTCGCCGATACGCACGCCGTCAAGCCACGTCCAATACGTTGGCGTGCCCGCCAACGGACCAGTCTCCTTCACGCCGCGTTCAACGCGTACCCACACCCACGCATCGTAACCATAGCCGGCAAGCAGCTCGCAATGTTCCACATGGCTGACATTCACGCCGCACTCGTACGTCTCCAGCACCGGCAAATCAAGCGATGGCTTGTCGTTGACCGGTTCAAGTCCACGGTCGTCCATCCGGCGGCCCGTGAGCAACCCGGCCGCCTTGCGCTTGCGATCCTCGCCAAGCCGTATGCGCTCCAGACCAACCTCACGCGGACTCAACACGATCGGCTGCTGCACATCAGTCAGCCGATCCCAGCAACGCCACGTCCACCATGCATCCGACAACGCGCGATGCTCTTCGATCTCATCAAAGCCAAGCAGCCGCATCACGGCCTGCAACGAATGCGACGGCGCGTTCGGCAGCAGCGTCTTTGCCAAATCCAGCGTATCCTCGCTCATGGCCGCGTATTGGAGCATCGGATGATGCGCGCCGCCGAGCATGCGCAAATCAAACCGAATGTTATGCCCGACAACGAGAATATCCGGAGTGACAGCTTCGCAAAACAGGCGGCACATGTCTTCCGAGTCCGGTTTTCCCTGCAGATCCGATTCCTTGATGCCGGTGAGCACGGTGATGCCAGCCGGCAGGTCACAGCCCGGATCCAACAGTTCGTCGCACACCATCCACGGTTCGCCGTTGCGCACCAACAGCGCACCGATCTCGATCACCCTCGCGCCCGCATGCAAACCGGTGGTTTCGGTGTCCACCACCATCATTTCACACTCGGCCGCCGCACGCACGAACTCGGGAATCGAAACCAGCGGAATGCCCTTGTAATCGGCCATGATGTGTGCGAGCACCTTTCGTGACAGTCGGGATAGTGCAATGTCTTCCAGATTGGTGGCAAGGATGGACGTGAACTTGCTACCCCGTATGCGTCCCGTATTTCCACATGAAAGGAAGTGCGCATGCTCATTGCATCCTGCACATTCGCCATTCTTGCCGGGCTGCTTCACGTGTTGATCTTCATGCTCGAATCGTTACGGTGGACCGAACCGAAGACCATGGAAATCATCATCCGTTCAGTTCGAGAAGCCGAGTCAACACAAAAGAAATGGCTTATAACAGGGCATCTACAATCTGTTCCTCGGCATCATGGCCCTATTGGGCGCGTTAATTGCGCTGAGCGGACGATCTGTCGTAGGTTTGACGGTGATGTCTGCCGGCACCTTGTCGATGGCGCTCGCTGCCGTGGTGTGCTGTTTGCCGGCAGTCCCGACAAGCGTCATGCGGCCGTCAAGCGGTCCGTCTCCCCCGCGATTGAGCTGGTGCTGCTGGTTTCCATCATTGTTTGATTGATATCCGACTTGCTGCGATGTGGTGCATCACAGCCAGTGAATGCCGATATGAGAGGCAGACAGTGCATCTGTTGCTAAATCCGTTCGAGATATTGGCGGCATACGGTCCATCCTGCAGAAAAGATGATGCACAGTGAGATTTCACAAACCTGCATGTGTACGAAATACAGTCAAGTTCGTTTCCCCTCCCGTTGAAGGTTTGTATCGGCTGTGGGACAATGGGAGATCATCCGCATTCGCCGTTGCCGGGAGGCGCCATGGGACTGAAAACGCCGAAGCAGAAAGCTCGCATATTTCAGATGCGACGGCAGAAGTGGAAGTATATAGATCATCAGGAGACGACCAGATCGTGCGGCAAGATTCGATACAGCACCGAACTGGACGCCAAAATTGCGCTGGCATCGACACGCCGTGCACGTCGCGGCGCCGTCTCCGCCAAAGAGGAATGCCGCTATTACTTGTGTCCTCAATGTCACGGATACCATCTGACGTCAAAAGGCCCCCGCAATAATCGGGAGATCCGAAAACAACAGCATACAGTGACACCCGCGCCTGAACCGGCCAAGCTCAAGGGAGTCACCGCATTCATCGAGAACATCCAAGATGAATGGATGTATACGATTCCCGAGCTGGACGCACACGGCACATCACAATCCCTAGAGAAAGCGAAAGAGACGGTACGCACGATCGCGAGAATCGTGGCCCCGGACGTCAGGATATCCTTCAAATACAGTTCGGACGAACAGGATCTGGGCATGTTCTACGCATTGCAGGTCGCCGGTTCCCAAAACGTGACGACGGCCGAGAAATCCTCGTATATGGAACCGCTGCTGTCTCAGTTGAGGTCGTGCCTGTTTCGCAACGGATTCCGGTTCCGTAAGTACGATGATCGCTATCCAGGTCCGCCGGACATCGTGTTGCCGAAATATCGGCTCATGATATTTGTGGACCCATGCCTGTGGCACGACCGTTCGGAATGCAAAAGGAAGGCACTTCCTCCCGAGACGCTGCGCATATGGCAAAACGAGCATGCGATCCAATGGAAGGAAGCGTTGCGGGGACGGCAAGAGCTCGCAGATGAAGGATGGATAGTGCTGTCGTACTGGGAATGCCGATTCTGCGACAACCGTAAACGGGAAAAGCGACTAAGATCATTCCTCTCGGACGTACGGCACGTGACTCGCCTATCTCGGCAATGACACATGCGGTCGGTTGAGATATGCGAGCAGATCCCGCGCGTCCAGCTGGCCAGTTCCGGATTATGTCATTTCGGCGTGCCGTCACCAAATGCCGGCGTAGGTTTCGACTTGCCACAGTCCTTCTGCCCACCCATAGTCTTGGCCCATACGAGTCAGCACACCGAGTATTCATCGAGTAACCATCGGCACTCCCGTGAACGCCAGAATTCCCATAGGTTCGACTTATCAGATACCGGAGTCGTCGCATCTCTGCGATGAGGAAACGATCGTTCAGCAATGTACCCGATCAGTACCCGATAACAACAAAAGGCGGAATCCCATGGTCTCAAAACCATTGGAATTCCGCCATCCCTGTCGGCTCAGCGGGATTTGAACCCGCGACACTTACGCCCGACAGCCCTACTGCCGCTTAGATCACGCCACCTCCAACATCTCGTTTGCCCACATTTTGCCCACATTTTCCTGAAGCAGCATGTTCGACAGCTCACTGCTGAGCGCGTCCAGATCATCGTCGAACAGGTCGGCGTACACGTCCAACGTCATCGCCGCCGACGCATGACCAAGCTGACGCTGCACAGCCTTCACGTTCGCACCGCTGCGCACCATCAACGACGCGGCCGTATGCCGTAGATCATGCACCGTCATCCTCGGCACGCCCGCCATATCACAGGCACGCGCAAACCAATTCGACCCGTCCGCCTTCGGACTGTGCGGCTGATGCACATACCCGTCCACGGTCGACGAATCCTGAAACACCAGCTCGCCCCCGGTTTTACCGGCGCACTGCGCTCGCAAGAGCATGTCGAGCTGCTTGGGGTACATGATGGTGCGTATCTCATGCGTTTTCGGCGTGCCGACGACGATACGCCGGTTGATCTGTGTGGCGCTCCGACTGATGCTGATGCGTCGTCGCGTGAAATCGATGTCGCTGACGGTCAGGCCGACGCATTCTCCCCATCGCATGCCACACAAGCCCAGCGTGAGCACGAGCGTGCGCCGTTGTCCCCCGCACGCGTTTGCTAGCCGGTCGAGCTGCACGGCGGTCAAATACGTGTGCTTCGACTTAGTTTTGCGCGGCAGTTCCACGCCACGCACAGGATTGACGGGGATCCGCCGATCCGTGACGGCGTCGTCGAGGATCCCAGCCAAGACGCCGTGCGCCCGGATGACCACGCTCGCGCTCTTCGGCTTTACCAGGACAACGTCTCTCCCCCGCTCGTCCTTGACGGTCTTGCCCCGGCTGATCTGGGCCACCCACTGCTGCGCGTCCTCACGCGTCACGGCAGACACCGGCACGTACTGCCACGTGGGAGCCACGTACTTGCGCCACGCGCCTTCCAGATCATCGTAATAACTGGGCTTCGTACCAAGCCGCTTCTTCGCCAGCCACGCTTCGGCGAGATCGCCGACCGTGGCCTTGCCCGCCGTCGGGTCGATGAACGTTCCCTCGGCCTTGGCGACGGTAACCTGCTTCGCCGCCCACGTCTCCGCGTCGATCTTGCGTTTGAAACCCCGCTTGTCAGTTTGGGTGCCGTCGGGCTTCCTGTAACGCACACGGTAACGGATGCCGTTGGCGGTCTGGTATTTCGTGATGTTCGCCATTCCGGGTATGCTCCGCCCATCCCACGGCCGCGCTCGCGGTATGATGATGGGTGGAACTCCTCCTTTCGTTTTCCTTGTTGGGTGGTGTTTCTCATGTGCCGGGATGAATGTTGCAGCACTCATCCCGGAGTCAGCCCCGCACTCGGCGTTACGCCGGTGCGGGGCATTTTAGTATTTACGGCAGTTCAACCGATATGGTTATTCCCCCATCATCTTTGCTGATCACTGCCGCAGTGACTCGGGCCTCGTTCCCATACGGAGTTAGGTCAGCAGGAAGATCAACAGTCCCTATGATCTGTCCCTTCAATCGGACAACGAGTTGATCATCTACAGGCTTGACCATCACCCAAGCGTGGACGCTGCCTGTCAACTCCGAAAAGATGACGTCGGCCTCATGTACCACGTCAATGATCACGACTCTGCCAATCGGCGAGAGGACCTTCGTATGGGGCTTCTTGTTGATGAACGTGATGTCTCTCGCTTTCCCGGATGCTTGCCGGGTTGCTTCTCGAGGTAAGTCGATCGGCTCAGGTTCCGGTGGGGGTCGGGATTGTATGCTTCTGGATGGCTTAGGGACCTGCATAGGAAGATCAGCCGGATCATGGTCAAACGGCATTTGCAGGCGGAGCCGCCACATACCGGCCCGCTTGTCTTTCTCTTGGTTTGGAATATGGGCGATCATGACTGCGCCTTCCGCCGGCACTTGCCCATAATGGCGTTCCATCTGTTTCTTGGTGATGTGTCCGATTTCTTCGCCGTCAAGGTATACCCAATATGTCGGGTATCCGACATACATGCCTTTTCTGATCAGGTCTTCGAGGACGAAGACCCACAGCCATGCGTCGTATCCGTATTTACGCAGAATATCCTGATGATCACGGCATCCGGAAACGGCGACACCGCATTCAAACGTTTTGATGACGATTCCCACCGGCTGCTCGTTGACGGGCGTGATGTCGCGTTCTTCAAGATATTGGCTCATGAAAAACAGATGGTCTCTGCGTCGTCTCTCCTCGATGGCACGACGGTCCAGTTCCTGCCGTTCACGCCGGGATATCTTCGCGGGCTTGATCATGCTGGACAGTAACTGCCAGCATTCCAGCGTCTGCTTGGCGTCCGTTAAAGCTCGATGTTCTTCCGAGTCCGCAACGTCGAGCAACCTCGAAAGCTCCACCAAGCTCATTGATGGCGCATCGGGAAACATTCTACGGCCCAGCAGCATCGTATCGGTGATGCTGATGGATTCGAATCGAGGGCGGTTCGCCCGGTCAAGTTCCTGATTGATCGCGGCGATGTCGTATGCGACATTGTGACCGATGACGGTAAGCGGTCGCATCGCATTTACCAAGGAAGGTATGATCTGTCGCGCATTGGGTTGGACGACGAGATCATCCTCCGTAATTCCAGTGAGCTCTTTTGTGAATTCCGACAATCGATTATTGGGGTTTATGAGCTGCTCATACTCGTAAAACGCGTTGCCTCCATGGAGTAGGATGGCTCCGATTTCCACGATTTGCAGGTCAGATCCCGTACCGGTTGTCTCCGTGTCAATTACCACGGCATCAGCCGAGAATGCCTTCGATCGGAAATCTTGCAGCATCGCATAGGCGGTCGGATCAATCTTGTCGAGAGATCGTGAGTCACTCGTGAGGGACTGATCCCGAGTACCGCCAAACAAGCTCTTCAACCAAGACAGCAAACCCATAATCACAATCCCCTGTCATGGAGGTATTCCCGGAAAGCGATCACAACCCACGGCATGACCTCAAGCTCATGGGCAATCCATGTCACGTCGTCGCAGACCTGCTCGGCCCGCTTGTAGTCATCCAGGATGATGAGCATGCGCGCCGCTTCGATGTCGGCTCTCCGCTCAGTCCACCGGTCCGCTCGACAGCCTCTGTCGTGATGCTTGGCATGGCTCATCTCGTGCGCCAGAACGCACGCATACTGAATCGGAGTCAGATCATCCGCCATCAGGATCACGTTCTCCTCCGCATCGTATGCGCCCTGCCAGCCGGCAGACAACTGGTCGGTAACCACTACCCGAGCCATACGCCCAGCCGTAGCGCTGACATCAATCACGGCAGTTCCTCGTATGCTTCCTGCTCGGCTTCGGTATCACCGTGCTTCGCGGCCAAGTCCATGAGACGACCGAGCGCACGCTTCGCAACCTCCTCATCAGAATCCGGCGAGCGCTCGCTGACGGCGTCGTCATCGGAGGCGCTGCCAGAAGAAAGCGCTGCCAATTCTGATCCGTCGGCTGATTCCACCGTTCGCATGACTTCTTCCATGACTTGTGATGGCCGGCGATTGAACAGAAGACATAACGACACGAACTCGTTAAGGGATGGTGCGCCATTTGCGAAGTTGAACAGATCGCCTATGCGCCCATGACTGATACCGGTCGCCGTACCTATCGCTCTTAGTGACAAGTGTCGAACGTCGGCATCTCGAAGTCTCAGAATATGCCGCACCGCTTCCGTGTCGACGGCTGTCCATGCTCTTGCTTTTCTTGCCATGACTACATGGTAAATGTCCGAATTTGACGACACGCCGACCAAAAGATTTGACAGACTGACCGAAAGTTTTTACAGTAGTAGCCATGTCCACAAATTTTGACACAAGGTTGAACGGCGAGCGTCTCACAGTCGCCAGCGTGAAGGAACTGAAGCGTGCCGCCGGCGCAGATGCAGTTACAAACACTGAGCTGACAGTACCGCTCGGACTTAGCCGACAGACAATCTCCGACCGTTTCGCTAGCGGAGACATGAAGCTCAGCGAGTTCGTAGCCGCTGCACTCTATCTCAAGCGCAAGCCGAGCGAACTCATGGCGCTCGCCGAAGAGTCTTCTGTCAAGTCTTCTGCTTCGGCGCTCGCTGATGGAGGCGCACGATGAGGCGCATGAACAAGGATGACGTTCGTGAGTGGACTCCGGGGGAATCATTGGAACGCGTGGACTTCGGCAACGGCGTCTCCGGCATGGACAAGCGCATGCCGGAGACCATGTCGGATCACGGGCTGGCGAGACTCATGTGGCTGTGCGCGGCAGCCCTTGCCAACGGAGGACCGCGACTGACCGTGTCCCCGTCCGACTATCGCATCGATGGTATCCCGCAGGTTGGTTACTTCAACGTGAACACCGAAAACGGCAGCTCAGGACCATACCGTTTCGACGACGCATGGCTGTACATCAACGGGATCGAGAAAGGCTACAAGCTCGCCTCACGGACAGATCACCGTTCGGGCCTGTACGAGACCCTGCGGACAGTCCTCAACGGCATGTCCGGCTTATCGTCCCAACGCCACGAGAACACCACCGGGTACGGCCCGTTGATGAGATATTCAATCGTCTCGGACGGTTCGAACGAGTCCGGCAACGGTGTACGCAATCGAAACAACACGTCCGGATTCATGCATTCGACCGACTCGACATACACGCGTCTCGCCCCAGTGACAGTGACACGGCGGACGGCTCCGCGCACCCATTCGGCCTCGCTGAACGGCGTCTTGTCGAAATCAGCGCGCCGCATCCGAGTCTGCTCGCTCAGACTGGCGGCTTGGTCCCGCAAGGCATCCACTTGGCTTTCCAACAGCTTGATATCTTCACGCCGTTCGTCGTCGCGGGCCTTGGCCGCTTTATGTTCCACGACCCAACCGGTGACGGTCACGGCCAACGTGAAAAGGAACCCGGCGAGTTCGACGCCATGCTCCGCAATCCAATCCATACCGAACAGCTTAACCGACGGAGGCGCACGATGAGACTACTCAAACTCATCAACCGCGACGATCCCGCCCGACCGTTGACCGTCAAGACCTATCCGGACGGGAGCGCGGAACTGCGTCTCGGCGACCTCGGCATCACCGACAGCGTCATCACACTCAACCCCGCGGAAGTATGGCAGGTCATCACAACACTCGACAACACGGAGGCAAAACAATGAGCCGGTTCAATCCCGAAATGAGCAACGACGGATATGAGGCCACCTACCATCTGACCGGCCGGTCGGGCGACCCGTACCGGTTCGCGCTCCACTTCCATCTCAACGGCGCCACGTTCGACGTCGAGGACATGAGCATGGGTGACATTCAAACGCTCAACCGGCATATCGCCAGCACCATCCGCGAAGCCCGCCACGCCAAACAACTCGCAGACCAGGAGACGAAATGATGGACTACGGCGTTCCGATGACCATGGACGACAAGCTCACCGACCTGCTGTACACACTGCAGGAAGGCCTTCGCACCGGAGACCTGCACCATTTGGAGCAGGCCATGCTCAACCCGCGCATGCTCCTCGACGTGATAACACCGGAGGAATACGACGGGCTGAACACGGCCATGAACCGCGAAGCGCTGCTATGCCAGCTCGATGCGACCGCGCGATTCTGCCTAGAGATCCTGAATACGGCCCTTGTCAGTCAAGGCGAGAACGGTTTCCTGCGCCCCATAACCGATGAAATGAACGGCCTTGGCAAGTTCCCGCATCTCAGGATCCTGCGTGCTCTTCTGGATCCGAGCGGCGATGCTCGTGCCCGTGGCGATGTTGTTCAACGCGTTCTTCAGCAACTCACGCTGCGAGGCAACCATGATACTTCTCCTTTGAACTGGCATCGCGCCCTTTACACGATGCTCGACAACATTCTAGGAGAAGACGGTGGCGGCAGCTTCTCCGCCGCCACCAGTCCCATTCCCAACAACAAGAAGGCGGAACGATGATCACCGCCGTTTACCACCAGTCTTGCCGCCCGTCGGATGTGAAGAAAAACAATCGGGTGGACCCGGTTGGTCTCGCCACAGGTTCAGCCGGCGGTCGGCATCGTTACCCGTACCTCACGCTCCTACTCATTCTCGCAACGGCTCTCATCTGGCTGTTGACGCATGAGGGGTGCGCGCATCCGATCGGCAACACGATCGCATGGCTCGTAGCGTGCGGCTACGTGCCATTGCGATTGCTCGCGCTGATCGAGGCACGGTAACCCGACGCCGGTCTCCGGCGTCAACTCGGGCTGAGCAAGATCGCCCCCGGAACGCAGATCACGGACTCGTCACCGTGGCAAACGTCGGGACGCCGGTGCAATTCCGGCGCAGTCCACGAGAGCACTTCGGTGCTCGCCAACAAGGAAAACACAACCAGAACCGGCTCCGCTGCAACGGGGCCGGACACGACAAGGAGACAAATATGGCAGGGAACGACCTGATCCCCGAGAACGACGACGGATGGGACGTCAAGCGAACGGCTGCGTTCCTCGGCATCGCGGTGCAGACACTGTACAACTGGTCGTCTTTGGACAAGGGCCCCCGACCTCGACGCGTTGGTTCTCGCCTGATCTACTCGCCTCGTGCGGTGATCCATTGGCGGGAGCACGACTGCAACAAGACCCGTCATCAAGTGCTGTACGGCAACTAACCCAAAGGAGACATTTATGGCCAACGAGACCATGCTCACGATCGTCGGGAATCTGACCGCGGATCCCGAACTGCGCACGATCGGCAGCGGCGTGAACGTCGCGTCGTTCACGATCGCGTCTACGCCGCGCACGTGGAACCGACAGTCCAACCAGTGGGAGGACAGTGCCGCGTTGTTCATGCGCTGTTCCGCTTGGCGTGACCTGGCGGATCACGTGACTCGGTCGCTGTCGAAGGGCGATCGGGTGATCGCCCAGGGCCGTTTGCAGCAGCGTTCCTATCAGGCGCAGGACGGTACGAACCGCACCGTGATGGAACTGCAGGTCGACGAGATCGGCCCCAGCCTGCGTTACGCGACCGCGGCCGTGGCCCGCGTCGCCCAGGCGAAACCCCGCAACGGGTACGCGGGCGGCGCCACATACGGACAACAGGCCGCGGCGCCGTCGGCGCCGCAGGTGGATACGGCGGCCGGCGGCCCGGAGGATCCATGGGGCGGCGGCCAGTCGTTTGGCGGTTCCGCCGACTTCGGCGGGCACCACGACAGTGATCCGGAATTCTAGGAAAAGGGGGCAGTGATGTCGAGAAGGAAGAACAGCGAGCTTGAGGAACTGTGCAACGCCGCATGGCAGGACCTCGACACGAGAGACAGGCGTGCGGCCCGCCTGTACATGGCGCGCACGTACGAGGATCTGATCACGCCGGCCGTGACCGTGTTGGAGGACCAGCCGCAACTCAGCCTGAATCAGGCGTTGAAGGTCGCCGCCCAGGACGCGCCGGCCGAGGCTTCCGTGACACCGGAGGATCCGGAAGACGGCTGGTGGAACGTGCTGCCGGTGGACCTGCACGACAAGGGTTATCAGGGCAAGTGGGCCGCATTGGCGGCCTTGTGCGACGAACAGCCCGGCCGCTGGCGTGAGATCAATCTCACGTTCGACTCGTACAAGGCCGCCAGCCAGTGGGCGTCGAACATTCGCCGCGCCCACTCCGGCTCGTGGAAGCCGGCCGGCCGCTACGACGCGCAGGCTATCGAGAACCCGAAGAACAAGTTCCGCGTGTTCGTGTCCCGCAAACCGGAGGCGGTCTGATGGCATGGATCCGAGTGGAGACCGGCAAGCACGTGCGCCTCACCCCGGCGCAGACCCGACTCATGTCACGGCTCCTGGTCGCGGACGTCATCACCCAGAACAGCAACCGATTGCGCACGCTCGCGATCCTCGACGATCTCGGCCTCGTAGAACAGGCCAGTGAGGACCGGTGGCGGCTCACCGGCTACGGGCGCAGGATCGCGCTCGAACTGGAGTCGCGATGATCACCCGCACCACGATCAACTACACCACCCCCACCGGCGCCGGCCGCTTCTCCTACCAGACGGTCGACCAGCATCCCCGGGAGTGTCCGCCGTCGGTCAGCCCGATGGCATTGCAGGCCATGCTCGCCAGCCTCGCGGACAACACGCGGGTCACGGGCATCGACATTAATCCGATCAAGGAGACACCATGAGCGCATTGTTGACGGGACGTGCCATGCGCACCAAGGTCGGCGACCGCGGCGCCAAGCAGGTTCTCGAACACCTGTGCAACTACGCCGACGAGAACGACCGGGCATGGCCGTCGGTGAGCACGCTCGCCGACGAATGCGAATGCTCCACCAGCACCGTGATCCGCGCATTGCGCTACCTCGAGAAGCACGGCCTGCTGGAACGCGACGAGGAGTACGGGACCCGCTACGGCGCCGACCGCAGCCCCTACGTGTACCACATCACCCTCGCCCAGGCCGAACAGGTCGAGTACACTCGCCGCCGCGCCAAGGCCAAGCAGGCCGAACGCGCCAAGAAACGGGGTGTCACCCATGACACCCCGCACCCTGACGACGGGGTGTCATCAGCGACACCCCGCGGGGTAGCACCCACGACACCCCGCGGGGTGTCAAAAACCGACGACGGGGTAGCACCAGTGACACCCCGCGGGGTAGCACCGGTGACGAAACGGGGTGGCACCCATGACACCCAAACATACATAGAACAATCATTAAGAACATCCAAAGAGAGAGTACGCGCGCAAACCACGGACACCACAACCACACGACTCCAAGCACTCGCCGCGTTCACCCCCACCAGCAGCCACCGCAAACTCGCCGCCGACTACCACGTCGACTGCGACTGGGAGCTAACCAAATTCCTCGGCAAGATCGCCGAAACCGGCAAACCCCCAGCCAACCCCGACGCGGCGTTCACGAACTGGCTCCACCGGGCACGAGAACTCAACCTCACCACACCCCCCGCGCTCGCCGGCCAATCCGGCAGCCAGTCGGACTTTGAACGCAGGGCGCGCAAGTTGCTCACGTCAAGCCGTCTGGTCAAACGCCGGTATCCCGACGAAGCGACCCGTCTGCAATGGGTGCCTCAAGTCGCCCGCATGATCAGCGAAGGCGTTGAATCCGGCGAGATCGTGAACAGGCTCACCTACGGCACCGCGGACGAGCTCGCCGCGAAGGGCATCATCGTCGACGATCTCGCCACCATCGCCTAAAAACCGTTGAAACGAAAGGATTTTTACCATGAAATGCTGGCTGAAACACGAATGGCCATGGCTCGCCCTCACGCTCCTGTGGGTCTCGCTCACGATCGCCAACCTGCTGCTCGACGCCAACCGGCTCGCCATCGCGGTCGACGGGCTCATGCTCGGCGTGTCGATCGTCCAGGCCACGCTCGGCCACCAACTCTGGCACGCCAACCGCGAACTCGACGGCCTGCGCTCGCAGCACGTGAGCGCCCTGGTGTCGGCGTTCATGCTGCATCCGATCGAACACGAACTGGAGCACGACGGAGACAAGGCATTGATCACCCTCGAGCACAAGGATGGCATGCGCGGCTATCAGGTCGAGATCATTCCCAGCATGGACGGGGAAACCGTATGACCCGCCGTCTCATGGTCGGCGTGTTCCTGATCGGTTTGAGCGTGGGCACGCTGCTCGGCGCGACCATCACGCACGATCTGCACGCCGACAAGCCGCAACCCGTCTACGAGTGCCCCACGGTGAAGACCGAGGGCCAACCGTGAAAGGCCCGGATAGCGATACTCGCAGGCTGATCCTGCACCGGGACGCCTACCGGTGCCTAGTCTGCGGCCGGGATCTGGACGCCTCGTGGAGCGGCTACAGCATCCACCACCGACGCCTGCGCAGCCACGGCGGATCAGATCTCAACCAGCCATCGAACCTCATCCTCCTGTGCGGATCCGGCACGACCGGATGCCACGGCGAAATCCACGCCCACCCCGATCACGCCTACCAACACGGCTGGCTCGTCCACGCATGGGCCGACCCCACCACCATCCCACTCCTCACCCACCGCCACGGGTGGATCCTCCTCAACCCCGACGGCACATGGACACCCTACCGAAAGGACAACCAATGAAAACCACCCACACCAAACCCGACACCACCGCCGCAGCGCTCGCCACTGTGTCGTTGGATCCGCCCACCCCGCCGGTCAATCCGGATCGCCTGTTGTGGATCGACGTGGAAACCACCGGGCTTGACCGCGACGAGTCGAAGTTGTTGGAGATCGGCATGGTCGTCACGGGCATGGACGGCGTGCAGGACGGTGACGAGTTCGTCAGCATCGTCCGTCCCACCAGCCTCGACCTGTTCGACATCAGTCCCGCCGCGCTGCGCATGCACCTGAACAATGGTTTATGGGACATGGTCGCCAGCTCGGCGCATCAGAGCGGCGTCGGCTACCCGGTCATCGCCACCAGTCTCAACGAATGGATCCAGGACGAAGCCAGCAAATACACGCTGCATCCCGCAGGCACGAACGTCGACTTCGACCTTGACGTCCTCACCAACCAATTCCAGGAGTGGCTCGGACCCAACTGGCTGCGAGCGCATTTAAGCCACCGGAAACTCGATTTGACCGCGTTTCGTATGGCCGATATCGCGCTTGACGAGGATCCGTATCAGGACCATGCGGGCACGCATCGCGTTCAGGACTGCATCAAACGCGACCGGTCCGATTACGCCGCGTATCTGGATCTGCTGCGCATCGCGAAAGAGGGGTACATCGCATGAACAAGCATTGGGTGAATGATCCGATCAACAGTCCGGATCACTACACGCGCTCGCATCCGGGCATGGAGTGCATCGACCTGACTGTGGACACGAGCTTTTGTATGGGCAACGCGATCAAGTACCTCTGGCGCTACCACAGCAAGGGACGTCCGGTCGAGGACTTGGAGAAGGCCCGCTGGTACCTGTGCCGCTGCATCGAACGGGGTGAGCGAATCGCATGGACACGCCAGCAACGTGACATGCTCAGTCGGCTGATCGGTCAAGCCGAGACCGTGGTCGACTGTCCCGAATACCGGGTATGGCGAGGTATCGCCCTCGGCGACCTCGACTCGGCGCTCTACGATCTCGACCAGCTCATCGAACAGGAGGAAAACCAGTGATGCGATTCCGCAAGATCAGCTCATGCCCGCGCTGCCACGGCAGAATCACGGCACGATGGGAACACAGGACCGAACCCTACGCCTCCCCATACTGGCAGTTGATCTTCCAATGCACGCACTGCCGTCAACGATGCCGTCTGGACTGGGACTTCGAACCCTACAAAGGAATCTACTACCTGCACGCCATACGCCGATGGAACCTCATCTGCAACGGCGCCCACCAATACCAACACATCTACCAAACCCTGAAAGGCAACAAATGAAAATCCCCCGAGTGCATTACGACCCAGACCCTATCTGCTCCATCCACGGCGCAGACCTGAACCTCATCGATCTGGGAGACAAATACGGCGAAGGCCTGTACTGCTTCGAATGCATGTACTGGTGGCCACAAGCCAACTACTACCCCAACATCGATGAAATCCACACACGCGAAGGAGAACAAGGCAAACGCATCCCATGGGAAATCATGCGCGACATACTAATGAGCTACCTCACAGACGATCAAGCCGACTCCTACTACGAAGGCTACAAAGATGCACAAGAAGGCAAACCCAACCGATATGAAAAACCCAACAATGAATAAACTCGCCAAAACATTCACCTACAACGACCTACGCCGCGCGCTCGCCGACTGGTACGCCGACAACTGGCAAACCATCACCGACCAACGAATCGACGAACAAGCCAAATACATGTACCAATACGGCACCGAAACCACACCGGAGCAAATCATGAGCAGCCGAACCGAACTCATCACCCAATCACACCCAACCAACAACCAACCCACAGAACTCAAACTCAACCTCACCCCCGACGACCCATTCCAATTCGACTGGGACGACGCCGAACGCCTCTGGCGCTGGCTCAGCCTCACCCTCGGCAAACCCATCCCGGAGAACGAACAATGAACCAAATTACATTAGTCAAACGCATGATCACATTAGTTTGCGCCGGATTTTACATTAGTGCGCTCGCCGGCTGCACGGAAGGCACATACGAGGATCCCTACATTGTGGGGAATATGGACAACGACTATTCATGGTCGTACGTCAAACTCCCCGACGGACGACGTGTTCCCTGCATCACCGGCAACTCTGGCGCCATCACCTGCGACTGGGCACACGCCGACGGCGCAGACCAGGAGCGGACACAATGAGCATCAACGCGAAACTACGCGACATGATCCTCGACTGGAACCGCAAGGGCATCAGCGTCACCGACACCGCACACGCACTCAAACCCTACGGGATCACCCAAGCCGAAATCATCGACGTGATCAAAGCCGGACACCCCACCAAACCAGACCCCAAATACGGGCCCGAATTCATCGAACCCCTATTCTAACCACACACAACCACACGCAACAAAAAAAAAAACGGCTCCCCGCGCTCGCCGGCTCAGGAAGCCCTTACCCAACACTAACTATAGTCGACGGGAGCGGGGAGCCATGCCACAATCCACCAGCCAGCAGCATTTCCACGACAACCTCACAGCCATCAAGCACAGCTACCAGCCATTGTGCCTGATCGCCGCACGCAAGGCCAACGTCATGGCCCGCTCGCAAGGCCACGGCACGCGCTCCGTCGCGCCCATCCCACTCAACCTCGGCGCATGGCAGCTCGCCCAGGACATACGCACGCTCACCATCAGCATGGCACGCGCCGCCGGCCTGCACTACGGCAACCACATGGACGTCGAGGACCTGCTCACGGGTATCATCGCCAACCTGCCGCGCCTGCTCGCCCGCCCGGACGCACCAACCATCATGGCGCTCACCGATCAGGCCGCCATCCGTCTGGACCGGATACTCAACCCGCCGCCGGACACGAAAATGATCGGCTGGTGTCCCCAGTGCGGAATGGAACTGCGCTGCGACCCGCTCGAACTCGCATCCGGATACAAAGCCTGCGGCTCGTGCTGCAAGGAATCCCGGATCAAGGACGTGCATCGCTCCAGCATGGCGCGGCTCGCGGTCGGCGGTGCACAGGGTACCCCGGCCGAAATCAGTCGGCTCCTCGCTCCATGGGGCATCGACGTGAAACGCAACACCATCACGCAATGGGCCAAACGCGGACGAATCACACCGGTCGCCCACTGCGACGACGGGCCGGTCTATCTCGTATGGGACGTGTGGCAAGTGTTGAACAGTCACACGACGAACGGCTAGCATGTGGTATGCTCATGGTGAGCTTGAACGCCCGGACCTGCCTAGACCGCGGGGCGGGGCTTCGGGTTCGAGACAATGGAATCGGCTGTCGCAGGCGTCTGCGGCGCATTCGTGAGCGCCGCCGCGAGAGCAGGACGTCACCGCCCACTGGCAGGGCCAGACGGCTAGACCGGCCGATGCCACAACCCGCCCCTCTTAGGGCTAGTCATGCAGAAGACTGTAAAAAGACGGTTCCGTTGTCTCGGAGGGGCATCTCGGTCGGATGCCCCTCTTTTTATGACTTCAGGGAGCGGGACGTGAACATCACCAAAGCCAAGATCGACATGCTGGCCGCGGCACGCAAGGCCGCTCCGGCATATTCCCGTCTCGTCGGCATGACCACCACGTTCATATGCTCCGACGGATTCACACTCCCAGTGCGTTGGCAGGCATCCAATTTCGCCCACTTGTGCGGCCTCGACTACTACACCGACGCCTCCCGCACACGCCGCTACCCATACGCCAAGTTCTACGAGCACCTGATCGCCGGCAGAAGAATCTCGGAACGTCAAGTCGCGCCCAACGGAGACGTCCGATGGCTGCCGGAAAAAATGAAGATGCTCGCTGGAGCCATGGAGGTGGACAAGGCGGACGCGGTAGTCGAATCCGGCAACAGCCGCATCATGTTCTACACGGGAACCGATGTCTGGTGCATCGGCATCGGATACGATCACAAGAACGGCTACTACTTCCCACAGTCACTCGTCCGCAAATCATACGAGAAAGCGATGAAGCCGGGCAGCACGGCGCACCCGGTCGATCACGTGGAGTTCGATGCCACAGTTGTATGACTGACTGTCACCGATATTTGACAAACGGCTTCTGTCACCGTATACATAGCTACAGTGGTCATTTCCATGCGAACATGGTGGATGACCTTGATTCACACGGCCCCGCGCTGCAGCGACAATCGACAGGGCCACCCTCGCATCAGTAGCTCAGCGGCTAGAGCACACGCTTCCCAAGCGCCCCAGCGCCAGTTCGAATCCGGCCTGATGCTCAAACAAGAAGCGGCGCCCGCGATGATTCTCGTGGGCGCCGCTCGTGTATTCACTCGCCGGTCTTGGGATGTTTGCGTGGTCGGCCTCCGCCGACGCCCCGGCCGGGACGGTTGCGGTTCCACTCGTCGATCGTCTCGACGGACCAGCCGCGGGTCTTGCCGATCATCACGTCCGGTTCGGGCAGCTTGTACGCGCTGACCGCCGACTTGACGATGCCGAGGCGTTCGGCCACATCGGTGACACCGAGGTAATGCTCAGTCATCATGGCCTCCGAACAGGCCGAGCGTAAGGCAGTCGATGCCCGCGGCGATGGCGAACAGGGCCGTGATCCACGGAGCGAAACCGGCGAACGCGCACGCCGCTGCGGCGGCGGACGAGGCGAGTCCGGCGATGGCGGTGAGTTTGCGTTTCATGGTGATTTGCGGGATGCTGGAGGTACAGAGGGATTCTGGGCGGCACCAACGCTCGGAACCCCTCTTTCTGTTACCTCCTATGCTTCGGCTTGTGGCTGCTGTGGTGCTCCTCGCGATGCTCGATCAGATGGAGAACGAATTCTCCGAGACTGATGGCCATTGAGATGGCGCCGGTTATTGCGCCAATCCAGTCGAGGTGCATCCCGCTTCCTCCTTTCACTCTTGAATTGTGATTGCCGGTCTTCCTTGCCGACATATCTATAATACCTCAGTTCATATAGATATGCAAGCCGAGGACACACGACACGCCCGCACATTCCAACAATCACAAGGCGGTGACACATGACGTATCTCATACAGGGACCGACGCTCACGCTGAAGCTCATCGGCGGAAACGCCCCCGGGGCCATCGGTGAAATAGGCCCCCTCCCCGTACCCATCAGCGTCGACCCGGACGGCTATATCACCGTGGACGAACTCAGGCCCACGCTCGAGGCGAGCTGCGCCGCGTTCTACGACACATGGATGAAACTGTGCGGAGAGGCGGTCGACCATACGTAATCCACGCTACGCCAACGGGTCCAAGCGCCGGCACGAACGACAACGCTGGCAACACATGGACGCAGACTGCTACATCTGCTTCCGCCCGATCGACTACACACTGCGCGCGCCGGACCCATACAGCTTCGTCGTAGACGAGACAGTCCCGCTCAAACACGGCGGCACACTCACCCACGACAACAGCGGCCCCGCACACAGATGGTGCAACGCAGTCAAAGGCACCCACTCACTCGCCTGGGCACGCACACGCGTCGCACAACTCATCGCACATGGACAGGCACCCGCACGCGACACGAACATCAACACGACACGCATACGCGCAAGCGCGTGGTTCGACACGAACACACGATGACGACACTCGCCCACACGCCCGCACACACGAGACACAGACACACGTGACACGGACACACACTCACCCACACGCGCGCCCGTGTCCCGATCGCGTGCGCGCCCGCCCGCGCGCCCGCGCCCGTGGGGGGGCGCCCACGCCCCCGTGGCCGACCGGCGACCACGGGCCAAGCGCCTTTTTACCCCCGGTCGTTTTTTCACACTGAATAGGTGATTTGACATGGTGTCAAGAACATCGAAATCGGCAGTGGCGAAGCCTACTGCGAAGTCCCGTCGCATCAGTAATGCCGCGTCTTCCGGCGATCGTCGTCGATTGCTGGTCGCGTTGCGCAACATGATAGCCGAACAGCTCGATCAGGGTGTGACTAGTCCACGCGACCTCGCCGCCTTGACGAAGCGTATCGCCGATCTGGGGGCCGAGATCGAGACGATCGACAAGGCGAGACGCGAACACGATCCGGCCGTACAGGCTCTTGACACGGAAGACGAGCGAATGGATGACTCAGAGGATTGACGGGGCCAGCAAGCAGGTATTGCCCGATGGATTGTATTCGACGTGCGAGCCGAGTCTGAACGCGCTCGCCAAAGCTGCGGGCGACGGGTTTGACTCGTGGCAGCGGCAGATTAACCGGATCGCCTTGTGCATGGGCGCGGACGGCATGTGGTCGGCGCGCAACGTGGTCATGTCGATTCCCCGTCAGACGGGCAAGACGTACGACGTGGGGTGGATTGCGATTCACCGTGCGGCGCGCAATCCCGGCACGCGCATCGTGTGGACCGCGCAGCATTTCAGCGTGATCAAGGACACGTTCGAGTCGATGTGCGCGATCGTTCTGCGCCCGGAGATGACGAGTCTGGTGGATCCGAACCACGGCATCAGCTTGGCAGCCGGCAAGGAGGAGATACGCTTCCGCAACGGCAGCCGCATCTTCTTCCGCGCCCGTGAACGCGGCGCACTGCGCGGCATCAAGAAGATCGCCCTGCTGGTGATCGACGAGGCGCAGCACTTGTCCGATTCGGCGATGGCGTCGATGCTGCCAACCCAGAACCGGGCGTGGAACCCGCAGACGATCTACATGGGCACGCCGCCCGGCCCCCGGGATAATGGCGAGGCGTTTACCCGAATGCGCGACAAGGCGCGCAATGGGCGTAGCCACAGTACCTTGTACGTCGAGTTCGCGGCCGAACGCGGCTGTGACCCGCTCGACCGGGACCAGTGGAGGAAAGCCAACCCGTCCTATCCGTCGCATACGAGCGACGAGTCGATCGTGAACCTGTGGGAGAACCTGTCGGCGGATGATTTTCGCCGTGAAGCCCTGGGCATTTGGGATGAGCATTCCACCAGTCGCGCCATCGACATGAAGCAGTGGGAGGATACGACCGTCTCCAAGATGCGTCCTGACGGGATCCGTAGTTTTGGGCTCGACATGAACCCGACCCGTACTCGTCTGACCATCGGCGCGTGCATGAGGTACGAGGATGGTACCGCGCACATCGAGATCGCTGAATACCGGGACACGAACCGGGACGGCACCATGTGGGCCGTGCATCTGATCGACCGTGTCTGGGATCAGACCGCCAGCGTCGTCATCGACGGCCAGTCCCCTGCCGCAGCATTGCTGCCCGATTTCGCTGAGGCTGGCGTCAAGGTCACCGTTACCGGAGCGACCGACATGGGCCGCGCCTGCGGTCGATTCCAGGACATGCTGCGAGACAACACCCTCACTCACTTGGGCGAGGACGGCCAGCAGCCCCTATGGGATGCGGTCAGGAAAGCGACCAGCCGGCCCATCGGCAAAAGCGGCATGATCGGCTGGAATCGTCCCGACGACGACACCGACATCAGCCCGCTCAACGCCGTCACCCTCGCCCTGCACGGCGCGATGACCACTAAACGAGACCCGACCCGAGAACAGAAAGCGTGGTACTGATGAGCGAAGACCTCGTGACCGCCCGCAGTCAAATCGGCTGGCTCGCTGTCGAAAGCGCCCACATTGGCCGCATCCAAGGCGTCGCGGACGACGACCAGCCCGTCATCCAGGAACTCCTCAAGGCATGGCGCAACCATTACGCGCGCAACACAATCCGCACCGGCTACTACCTCGCCCACTACCACTACAAGGGCGTCGCCTATAGTATCCCGCCCGCCATGAAAACCATGGCCCGCCCTATGATCGGCTGGCCCAACAAGGCCGTTCGCGCGCTCGCCGATTTGTCGGTGTTCGAGGGGGTGGACGCGCCGGACGCTCTGCAGGATCAAGTCGACGCGCTAGTTGCGGACACGATGCTGGACGTGAAGGTCAGTCAGGCGATCGTGTCGGCGTACACGCACGGCTGCAGTTTCCTGACCGTCTCCGCCGACGAGGGACGCACAGTCATCACGCCGCGCGCCGCCGACTGGAGCAGCGCCCTGTGGGATTGGCGCAACAATCGGATCGGCGCCGCCCTGACCATGCGCGACAAGGACAGGGACGGGCGTATTACCGGGTTCGACGTGTGGCTGCCCGGAAAGGTGTACTTATGTTCGAAGACCGACGGCGGTGGTTGGACGGCTGCCACGGTTCCGACCGGGTTTGACCGGCCGACCGTGGTGCCGTTGATCAGCGACCAGCAGTTGTACCGCCCATTCGGCTCCAGTCGCATCACCCGCTCGCTGATGGCGCTCACCGATTTCGGTCTGCGCACTCTGGTGCGTATGGAAGCCACGGCCGAGTTTTATGCGGCTCCCCGTATCTGGTTTTTGGGCGCGGACAAGTCGCAGGTCAGTCCCGACACGTGGGGTTCGATCGTCAGCGTCATCAATGGCGTGCCGGCTAGTCGCAGCGGTGACAAGCCTGATCTGCGCCAGTTGACGCAAGCCTCGATGCAACCGCATTCGGACATGCTCAAGACGATCGCACTCATGGTCAGCTCCGAAACGGACATTCCCGTCAACGACCTGGGCATCACGATGGACAATCCCGCGTCCGCCGAAGCGATGGCCGAAGCGGAACGCAAACTGTCCCGCACCGCGGACCGGCAGAACAAGCGCTTTTCGCAGAGTATCCGTGAAACGCTCGCGCTCGCGCTGCTCAACGATGGCGCCGACGAGGCGGACGTGCGCCAGTTGCGCCCATTGTGGGCGCCGACCAAGGAGGCCAGCGACGCGGCCCGCGCCGACTGGTACGCGAAGGTCGCCGGCGTCAACCCCCTGTTCGCGGACAGTGATGTGGGTCTGTCTCGTGCCGGTTTGACGTGGGATGAGATCAGGTCGCATCGCTCGTACGAGCGGCAGGAACGTTCCCGTCAGGCTGTCGACGAGCTGAGGGCCAAGCTCACGCTCGCCAAGGATAATGCTCAGGAGGAGACGGCGGATGGACAGCACGCAGACGAATCTGCCGTTGGACAGTCTCAGCCCGCAGCAGCGGCAAACGTTCCAAACCCACTTGAATGACCTATGGGACGACTATCAGGACACGCTCGCCAATCTAACCCTCGAGGCCAAGCAGTTGGCGGCGGGCGTGGCCTGGGACAATTTCGAGGATCCTCTGTACGCGCTGCGCCGCGAAGTGTTCGAGGAGTACGCGCGTCGCGCCGGTCAGGCCGCGAACGACTACTATGACGCGGTGCGGTCCGCATGGGCCGAGGCGTCCGGAGTGAAACTCCCTAACTACAAGCAGTCGCAGGTGAGCGCCGATCGTGCGTTCTGGCAGATCATGGGCGGCTACAACGACACCGACTTCAACGGTTTGACGTTCACGCAGGTGGTCAACCATCAGAGCCATGCGGGCATGACGATGGACGATCTGTGGGCGCTCAAGACCGACGGGTACGGCGAGGACGAGTGGATGAACCTCGCCGCGGACATCGTCGGTGTCACGGCCCGTTTGACCAGCCGGTTCAACATGGAATCGGACGAGTCCCATCCCCGCTACGCCCGAGTGCCGGTCGGCCCGACCTGCGCGTTCTGCATCCTCATGGCCTCCCGCGGCTTCGTCTACTGGAGCGAGGAATCCGCAGGCGGCTGGGGCAACCGGTATCACAAGAACGACGACTGCCGGATCGTCTGCTCATGGGGTGAAACCCAGCTCAAGGGCTACGACCCCGACGGCATGAGGGAACGCTACCTGCAAACCCGGCAGACGATCGAAGGCACGCTCAACCGGTCCACGTACGCCCAATACGTCGCACAAATGAAAGCCAAGGGCAAGACGGACACGGAGATCGACGACTACGACCTGTGGAAGACACACCGCATCACGCAGGAAATGTCGAAACGAGACCGGCAGTGGCTGTACGACGGGACGGTGCCGACACCGGTCATGCAAAGCTCCCGCGCAGAAGCCGAACTCAAACCACACGAACGCAAAACGCTCGACGCGCTCAGCGCGGCCGGATTCGCCGTGACCGTGCGGGAACGCAGCGACCAGCAGGGCGTCAAGACATCCGACGCGGTGATCAACGGCCACGACGTCGATTTCAAGGCTCCCACCGGAGACACCAGCAACAGCGTCGACCAGCTCCTGCGCTCCGCCGCCAGACAAGGCAGCGCCGCCGTACTCCACCTGCAACAAGGCCGCACGGACATGACCGTGAATCAATGCCTGGACTACATTCGCAGGGCACTGCAACGACGAAAACTCGACTACGTGATGCTCATCGACTACGACGACAAGATCACCCGCATCGACCGAGACACGAAAACGGCTTCTCACTCCCAGAGCCAATAACGGGTTCGAGGTAGAGAAGCCAAGACATTCACAGTCTATCAGATTTTCAGCCATCCGCACGAATGGCTTTTTTAATGCCCGGAAAGGGCCCAACCATAAGGAGATCAGCCATGTTCCACCAGCATTGGCCCCATCACATCCGTTTCATCGACGCCCCGCCGGAAGGCGGCGCCAATACTCCGGCGGATCCCGAACAGAACGTTCAGGACGAGCCGGAAGGCGCTGACGTCGACTGGCAGGCCAAATACCGGGAAGCGATCGCGCATTCGCGCGACTGGGAGAAGAAGGCCAAGGCCAACAAGAGCGCCGCCGACGAGCTGGAACAGCTCAAGGCGTCGCAGATGAGCGAGGCCGAGAAAACCGCCCAGCACATGCAGGAGCTCGAAGCAAAGGTCGCCGCCTACGAGGCCGAGAAGCAGCAGGCGGAATGGAAACGCGACGTGGCCGCCAAGACCGGCATCCCGGCCGAAGCGTTGAAGGGCAGCACGCTCGAGGAAATCCAGGCGCACGCCGAAACCCTCAAGCAGATCTTCAAGCCCGCGCCGAAGCTGCCGAACGTGCCCGACCCGGCCAAGCATCCCGAAGGCAAGACCGCCGACGAACGCGCCAAGGCATACGTGCGCTCCCTGTTCGGCGAAGCCGACTGACCTCCCCACCCATCACAAACCACATCACAGTAAGGAACCATCATGGTGCTTTCCACCGATAAGGTGCTGCTGCCGAAGGAAGTAGCCACCGTCATCACCAAACGAGCCAAGGACACGTCCACCATCGCCGCGCTCTCCCCGTCGGAACCGCAGCTGTTCCTCGACAAGGAGTACATGGTCTTCACCGGCAACTCCGAAGCCGAGGTCATCGCCGAAGGCGAGCAGAAGGGCAGCTACGAGGAAACCCTCGCCCCGGTCGTGGGCAAGCGCTTCAAGGTGCAGACCACCACCCGCGTCAGCAACGAACTGCAGTGGGCCGACGAGGACGCCAAGCTCGAGATCATCAGCAAGATCCAGGACGATCAGGCCGCGGCCATGGGCCGTGTCCTCGACTACGTGATCTACCACGCGTTCGACCCGAAGAAGAAGGCTGCGCTCACCGGCTTCGACGCGCTCGCCGCGAACGCGGTGCAGGTCACCGCCACGGACAACCGCGTCGACGACATCGACGCGCTCGCCGAGCAGGTGAACGACGAGTACGACATCAACGGCATCGCGATGAGTAAGACCATGGCGAACGAGCTGCGCAAGATCCGCGTGCCGTCCACGGGCCAGCGTTTCTACCCGGAGATCCCGCTCAACCTGCAGGTCGGCAATCTCGACGGTATTCCGGCGGCTACGTCCGGTACGGTCAACGGCCGTCTGATCACGCCGGTGACCGGCATCCTCGCGTTCCTCGGTGATTTCCGTCTCATCAAGTGGGGCATGGTCCGCGACATTTGGAGCGAGATCATCGAATACGGCGATCCGGACAACACCGGCAAGGATTTGAAGGGCGTCAACCAGATCGCCTACCGCACTGAGGCCGTGTACTCGTACGCGATCCTCGACCCGAAGGGCATCGCCGTACTCAAGGCCCCGACCACCACGACCAAGGCGGGTAAGTGATGGCCGCGCCGCTCACCCAGACGCTTGTAGTGCAGGAAGACACGGAGACCGTTGACGGCGGTCTGGTCATTCCGGTGCGTCTGGTCAAGCCGGATGGCACGCCGTTCGGCGGTGGCACGGGCACGGTGACGGTCGCATGGGCCGACATCACTGGCAAGCCGGCCACGTTCCCCGCGTCCGCAGCCTCCATCGCCGACGCCACCAGAATCGGCACAGCCTTATTGACGGCAGCGAACGCAGCCTCCGCTCGCACCGCGATCGGCGCGGGCACGCCGTACACGCTGCCCGCAGCCGGCACGGCGATCGGCGGCGTGAAAAAGGGCGCAGCGGTCGCGGCCGTCACAGTAGCCGATCCGGCTGCCGCGGCGGCGGCTCCGACCAAGGCGGAGTACGACGCACTGTTGGCGCTCGCGAAGGCGAACAAGGTTGCGATCAACGGGCTGATCGCCTCGCTCAAGGCCGCCGGCACGATCGCCTAACCCGGGAGGTCTCGATGACGGACGGATACCCTTTGCCGCCGGTCAGTCTGGAAACGGGCCTGCCGGCGGCCGATGAGACGACCACGCCGGGCGAGCCGGACGTTGATCCGGGCATGCAGGTGGAACCGGATCCCGACCAGCCGTTCGCCACGACGGAAGATCTCGAGGCCCGCTGGCATGCGCTCACCGAGGAGGAACGGGTCAGGGCGGAGGCGTTGCTTGACGACGCGTCCGATCTGATCCGCTCCACGTGCCCGAGGTGGGAGCAGGCCAGTGACGCCACGTTGAAGCGCATCACCTGCATGGTCGTCAAACGCGCCATGCAGGCCGGCCCCGATCTGGACGGCGTGACCCAGGCCACGCAGACCGCGGGCAGTTACAGCGAAAGCCGCAGCTACTCGAATCCCGCCGGAGACCTGTACCTCAAGGCGGACGAAAAAGAAGCATTGGGCGGCAGCGGCACGTCATGGTCGTACGACATGGCGGGAGGTTCAACGTGAAAGGCGAAACCGTCACCGTCACCACCAGACCACGGGAAACCGTGGACGACGACGGCAACGTCTCGATCATCGAGGATCCGCCGGAACAGGTTGATGACGTACTCGTAGCGGACGCGACCAACGAGAACCTGACCGACTCGACACGCCCCGACGGCATCCACATAGCCAAAACATTGTGCTTCCCCCGCGCATGGCCCTACCGGAGCCTGCGCGGCGCGACCGTCACCATCAACGATCACGACTACGCGGTCATCGGCGACCCCGCCCCCTACACGGGCGGCATCACCCCAACCCGGTGGAACCTGACCGTCCAAGTCGCCGACACGGAAGGATAACGCATGGCCAACCGAGTCAAGCTCAACTACAAGGGCTTCAAGGCGATACGCCAATCCGCACCCGTCATGCACAAGGTCACCCTTGCAGCCAAAGGCGTCGCCGACCGAGCCAACATGCTCAAATCCTCCCCCAGAGCCCAATACGGGTACGCGGTCGCTCAAACCACGTCGAAGGGTTCCATCGCGCTCGCATCCACCAAGGGCAGCGCTGCGGCGAAGCGTGACAACGCGAAGCACAATACGTTGCTCAAGGCGGTGATCCCGGATGGCTGACCCGGAACAGGTGGTATGCCAATGGCTCGCCGACGACCCCAACCTCGCCGACTGGCACGTCTCTTTGGACGTGCCGGCCAAACGGCCGGACAGGCTCATCACCGTGGAACGCACCGGCGGCGACGAGACACGGTTCGTCGCACACGCCATGCTCGCAATCCAAATATGGGCCCCCACCCGCAACGAAGCCATGGACACGGCACGACAGATCGTCCTGCCCCGCCTGCACGACGTCAACCAGCTCGACGAAGCCGGCGCATTGAGCGTCAACTCCGTGTACAACTTCCCCGACCCCGGTCCTCCCATGCGACCCCGCTGCCAGATCGTCGCACAAATCACCACGGAAACCTAATCCATAATCACCCACCCACGAAAGGCACACATCATGGCCAACAGCAAGAAAAACGTCGCCCTCGGCAAACCCAAAGCCAGCGGCTGCTTCTACACCGCTCCAGCCGGCACCGCCCTGCCAGCCGACGCGACCACCGCGCTCGACAAGGCATTCCAAACCGTCGGCTACATCAGCGAAGACGGCGTCACCAACGCCACCGACACCGAAAACGCCGAAATCAAGGAAATGGGCGGCGGCATCGTCCTCAAGGAAATCAGCGGCTACGGCGAAACATTCCAATTCGTCATGCTCGAAACCAACCCAGTCGCGCTCGCCGTCCGTTACGGCACCGACAACGTGACCAGCACCGGAGACAACATCACCGTCAAGCACGGCATGCCCGACGGCGAATCCCGCGTCGGCGTGTTCGAGATCATGCTCGGCCGCAACCGTGTCAAGCGCATCGTCGTGCCGGACTACACCAACGCGGAGTTCGGCGACACGGTCTACTCGGCCGGCGAGGCGGTCGGATACGAAGTCACCCTCGCTGCGAACCCGAGCGACCTGATCGGCGGCAAGACCTGCGTCGAATACATCGCCACCGTCACCACCAGCGGCACCACCACCGGCAAGTAACCACACATTCCATCAGGGCCGTCCATCAGTGACGGCCCTGCTTATTTTGACGAGGGAGTCTCATGCCCACCAAACCGCAAGACCACAAGCCGCCCAAGAATACCGTCCGCACGATCACCGTCATGGGTGTCGACCTGACCATCGACCCGGCCGTGCTCGAGGACTACGACATGGTCGAATACCTGTACGACATCCAAGCCGCCGCCGACGGCGAGGAAAACGGAATGGGCGTCCTGTCGATCGTCCCGTTCCTGCGCAAACTGTGCGGCCCCGCATACCCGGCCATGAAACGGGCGTTGACCGACCCGCAGACCAAACGCATCGAACTAGACAAAATCACCGAGTTCATCACCCAGGTCATGGAGGAACTCAACCCAAACTCCTGACGCTCGTGGTCATGCTCGCCAAGGACCAGGGCGCGTTGACCGCTGATTTCCAACGGTATTACGGGCTCGACCTTGACCGGCTCGGCCATGAGCTCACCATCCATCGCGCCGCGGCGCTTGCAGCGAACCTGCCGCAGGAAGCCCGCGTCTGGGCCAAGCTCGACCCGCGTCTGGCATGGACCGACGCCCAGTATCTGCTCGCCGACATTCGCGACTCGCTGGACTTCCTCGCATGGGCGAAAACCAAGGCCGCATCCAAGACAGGAGCCCGATGGAAGGACCGCACGCCCCGGCCCGGCGACCACATGCCGTCCGCAACCCCCAAGGCCCCGTCGATGGACGTCGACGAACTGGAAGCGTTCCTCGCACTCCCCCGACAGTAAGGAGACACCATGGCTTCGGCTGTATCCATCGCAACCGCCTACGTGCAGATCGTGCCCAGCATGCAGGGCGTGGGCAATGCGATCACCAAGGCGTTCGGCGGCGCCGGCACGGCTGGCGGCAAGGTCGCCGGCAAGGGGTTCGCGTCCGCATTGGGCGCGCAGGGCGGGATCATCGGCGCGGCCAGCGCGATCACGTCCAAGGCCATGGACGTGATCGGCGGCAGCATCGGCGCGGCGGTCGACCGCGCCGATCAGATGCGCAACTTCCCGCTCGTCATGAAGAACCTGGGCTATTCCAGCAAGGACGCGGCCAAGTCCGTGCAGAAGGCCAGCGACGCGGTCGACGGCCTGCCGACCACGCTGCCAAGCCTGACCGGCATGGTGCAGGCCCTCGCCCCGCTGACCAGCAACCTCGACGAGGCGACCGACATCAGCATCGCGTTCAACAACGCACTCCTGGCCGGTGGCAAGAGCACGGTCATGCAGGCCAACGCGATGGAGCAGTACACGCAGATGCTGTCCGTCGGCAAGGTCGATCTGACCGCGTGGAAGTCGATTCAGATGGCCATGCCTGGTCAGATGAACCAGCTCGCCCAGTCCCTGCTCGGCGCAGGCAAGAACGGCATGGACCTGTACAACGCCATGAAGGAAGGCGAGGTCACGTTCGGTGACTTCCAGAACGCGATCGTCAAACTCAACAAGCACGGTGCCAAGGGGTTCGCGTCGTTCGAGCAGCAGGCGAAGGACGCGACGCAGGGCATCTCGACTGCGTTCGCGAACACGAAGAACCGTGTCGCCAAGGCCATCCAGACCGTCATCGAGGCGATTGGCGTGCCCACGATCTCGAACACGATCAACGCGGTCACCAGCAAGTTCGGGCTCATCGGTCAGGGCGTCGCCAACATGGTCACCGGTGCGAAAAACTGGTTGAAGCAGTTGTGGCAGGCGTTGCAGGACAACGGCGCCACGCAGTCGTTCCAGGCGGCGTGGGACAAGATCAGGGACATCATCTCCAAGATCGCGAACATGGCCGTCGACTGGACGCATCTCGTCCCGCCGGGCACGATCGCCGGCGCCATCAAACTCGTCGCCGACGCACTCAACTTGTTCCTCCAGTATGGAGGCCCGCTCATCCCCATCATCGTCCGCCTCGGTGCAGCATTCGCTATCTATAAAGGTCTCACCGGCATATTTACCGCAGTCGCCGGCGGCCTCGGCACCTTCGCTACGGCCATTGCCGGCGTTAAAAACGCGATTCTGCTCGTCATGGATCTCGGTGGGCCGGCAGCCGCGCTCAAAGAATTCACTATCGAGATAAAGCTCGCAACAGCGGCGCAGAATTTGTGGAACAATGCCATCAGCGTTGTGAGAGGCATAAAAGGCCTGCTCGTAGGCACCTTCAGCATCATCAGCTCGACAATCAGCGGTCTTACCGCACAACTGTGGGCAAACGTCACCGCACTGGCCAAGAATGCCGCCGCGTGGACGGTGCAGAAAGCTGCCCTGGTCGGCAGCAAGGCCGCACTGGTCGGGCAGAAGGTTGCCCTGGTCGGCAGCAAGGCCGCACTGGTCGGGCAGAAGGTTGCCACGCTCGCCGTAGCCGCCGCTCAGCGAGTGTTGAACGCGGTGATGAGCGCGAACCCGTTCGTGAAAGCCGCCATCATAATCGCAGCCCTCACCCCGCTGCTGGTCGCGTTCTTCACGAAAACGGAGCTTGGCCGGAAGATCTGGTCAGGGTTCATTAACTGGGCGAAGGCCGCATGGCAGGGGCTTAAGGAGTTCTTCTCGAACCTGTGGACTGGGATCACCGACACGTTCTCGAAGGCCGCTCAGGGTGTGAAGACCGGCTGGAGCAATATCGCAGGCTGGTTCAAGGACCTGTGGGGAGGCATCAAGGGCGCCGCATCCAGTGCGGCCGACGGGATGAAAGCCGGCTGGAATACGGTGTCCGGCTGGTTCCGGGGCGTGTGGGCCGACATGGGCAATATCGTTTCGAACGCATTGGGCAGTATCCAGACCGCAGTCGCGAACGTGTGGACCGTGATCGGCGCGTTGATCCTGCGTCCCCTGCAGCTCGTGCGCGACGGCATCAATGCCGCGTTCGTGTGGATCACGAGTTCGGTCGCGTCGATGATCGCGAACACGAGTGGTCCGGTGCAGGCCGCGCTCATGGTGTTCTACAACAATCTCGTCATGGCGTGGACGCTTATCCAGGGCGTGGTCAATACGGCCGTGAATCTGGTGCGCACCGTGATCGTCGCGGTCCTGCAACTCATTCAGGGCGACTGGCAGGGCGCTTGGACGACGGTCAGCTCGTTCTTCTCGGACACGTGGAACGGGATCGTCTCGTTCTTCGCGCCGATCGTCGAGAGCATCAAGACCACGATCGGCAACATGCTCACCGCGGTCGGGAACGCCTGGCAGACGGGTTGGAACGCGGTCAAGACGTTCGCGCAGACCATATGGGACGGGATCAAGAGTCTCGTGTCCACGGCGGTCAACGCGGTCAAGACCACGGTCACGAACGTGGTCAACCAGATCAAAACCACATGGACGACCATCTGGACCGCGGTCAAGAACTTCGTCACACCGATCTGGGACGCGATCAAGAAGACCGTGTCGGATGCGATCAACAACGCGAAGACCACGATCAGCGACAAGCTCAACGCGATCAAATCCACGTGGGAAAACATTTGGAACGGCGTCAAATCGTTCGTCTCGGACATCTGGGACAAGGTCAAGAAGCTCGTGTCCGATGGGATCAACAATGCGAAAACGAACCTGTCGAACACGCTGGGCCAGATCAAGTCCACGTGGGAGAACAATTGGAACGGTGTCAAGACGTCCCTGTCGCGTATCTGGGACGGCATCAAGCAGGCCGTGAGCGACGGGATCAAGAACGTCAGCGACACGGTCGGCAAGATCAAGACGACCGTGCTCAACGTCGTGTCCGGTGCCGGAAGCTGGCTGTACGACACCGGCCGGCAGATCATCAGCGGCCTGATCGAGGGCATCGGAGGGGCGATGAGCTGGCTCAAGAACACGATCTCGAATCTCGGCTCCAGCGTATTGAACTGGGCCAAGGACGTGCTCGGCATCCACTCCCCGTCCCGAGTGTTCCGCGAACAGGTCGGAAAGCAGATCTCGCTCGGCATGGCCGAAGGCATCGACAAGTACGCTTCGACCGCCGCGCGCAGTGTCAACGCGCTGACCGACATGGTTCCGGACGTTGATCTGACGGCCCGATGGACCACGCCGGACGGCCTGTCGCCGACCATGAGCGTCACGAACCGGAGCGTGTTCACACCCGATCTCGCCGACGCGACGGGCTCGGACCGGCAGGACATCATCGACGCGATCACCACCGCCCTGTCGGACGGTGTCGCCCTACGGCTCAACGACCGGGGCGGCGAGGTTCTCGCCGGCACGCTCGCCCGTCCCATGAACTACGAGCTGAACCGGCTCGCCAGCAAAGGAAGGTGACCCATGATCCTCTCCCAGCGTCGCATGACCATGCCCACGGTCGACGGGCTCGCCATCAACGGCATGCCAGTCGAGAAGATGATGCTCGCCGTCGACGAGACGGGCGTGAGCGTCGGCGAGGCCACGCCCGCCACGTCCTATCAGCAGATGGCGGGCTTGTCCGGCATGATCGACCTGACGTTGGAGGACGACACGGGAGCCGCGTACCTGTCGAACCGTGAAATCACGATCGGCTTGTACACGCTCGGCGACGAGGACGACATCGTCGCGGCGAAAATACGGCTCGCTGCGCTCAACGGGCGGCGCACGACCATCACGTGGCGTACGCTGCCCGGCGTCTATCAGGGCCGGTTCAGCGTCGGCGCATGGCAGGACATCTGGGCCGGCCGCCGGCTTATCGCTTCCAAGGTCACCGTCAAGCTCGACGCTGACCCGTGCTTGTACGGGCCGGTACGCACTGTCAAGCTCGCCAAGGGCGTCAACAACGTGTATGTGAAGGGCAATCGCCCCTGCTGGCCGACCATGAGCTTGACGCCGGACGGGTCGAAGACCGTGAGCGTCAAGGACGCGTACGGTCGGGAGCTTTCGGTCACGGCGATCTCCGGCACGCTGAGCGGATCCATCGCGATCAGTTCGGATCCGCTTGACCGGTGGATCCGGCTCAACGGACAACTCCGCGCGCCCACGCTCGACAGTGATTATTTCCCGCTGCGGCCCGGACTCAACAAGATCACCGTGGCCGGAGCATCCGGCACGATCAGTCACACGCCGCTCACCCTCATCTAAGGAGGCATCCCGATGCGATTCCGGCTCTTGGACCGGTGGGGTAATCCGCTCGGCGACTTGGAGAACGTGATCCGCGCCGACCGCACCCAATCCGTCGACGGGACCGACACGCTCGACATCACCACCACCAGCACCATCAACAAGGACGAGCGCATCCTCATCCAGGACGGCATGGGCCGGTGGCTCGAATACATTTGCACCAGCAGCGACGTGTCCCGCTCCGAAGGCAACCCCGCCATCACGACCGCCTACTGCTCCAACAGCATCATCGAACTGTCCCGCTCCTACATCGCCAAAACACGCAACCGGGACTCCAACTCAGTCGGCTGCGCCACCAACGCGCTCGACGGCACCCGGTGGAAGGTCGGCCGGGTCGAACAGGGTTCGCTCCTGCACATCGCCAACATCAGCATGTTCCGCATGAGCTCTTTGGAGGCGTTGCAGGAAACCTGCAAAACGTTCGGACTCGAAATCGAAACCCAAATCGAACTCAGTCAGGACGGCAGCACCGTCGCCACGCGCACCGTCAACCTGTACAACCAGCGCGGCCGCACTGTCACCACGAAACGCTTCGAATACGGCAAGGACCTGACCAAGGTCACGCGCACCGTCGACGCGGACGACGTGGTCACCCGCCTCTACGGTTGGGGCAAGGGCATCGAGAAAACCGACGAGAACGGGGACACGACCGGCGGTTACAGTCGCAAGATCACGTTCGCCGACATCAACGACGGCAAGGAATACGTCGAGGACGACAGCCTGATCGCCCAGTGGGGCATCGTCGGACCCGACGGGACGAAACAGCACGCCGTCGGACAAATCCAATTCGCCGACTGCGAGCATCCCGAAGAACTCCTGCGCCTGACCAAGGAAGCGTTTAAGACACGCTCCCAGCCGGTCCTCTCCTACACGGCCGACGTGATCGCCCTCGCCAAAGCCGGATACGACGTGGAAGGCACCGATCTGGGCGACAGCGTGCAGATCGTCGACACGACGTTCACGCCCGCCCTGCGCGTCGAGGGACGCGTCACCAAGATCGAGGAAGACCTCGTCGGCGGCGTGGCGGACATGAAGCTCACGCTCGGCAACATCACTTCGTCGTTCACGCAACGCCAAGCGGCGCAGGAGCAGGCGCTCGACAAAATGATCGCCAACAGCAGTACGTGGGACGACGCGGCCACCGGCACCGAAAACTACATGCACGATCTCATCGACCGTGTCAACGAAATACTCAACGAGAACGGCGGCTACACGTACCTCGTGCCAGGCCAGGGCATCTACGTGTACGACAAGCCACGCGACCAGAACCCGACGCAGGTCATCCAGATCGGCGGCGGCTACTGGCGTATCGCCTCATCGAAGAAAGCGAACGGCGACTGGGACTTCCGAAACCTCGCGTCCGGCAAAGGCATCTTCGCCAACGTGCTCTTCACCGGCAGGATCTCCGACGCCGCCGGCCGCAACTGGTGGGACCTCGACACCGGCGAATTCCGCCTCTCCTCCACCACGCAGCTCGACGCTGGTACGCTCGCCGATCTCGCGTCCAAGGATTACGCGGCGAACCTGCAAACGGAGGCGAAGAACTGGGCGAAGGAGTACGCGAACCAGGTCGGTGCGGATACGCTCGGCAGCGCGAAGGCCGACGCCACGCAGAAAGCCGGCCAAGCGCTCACGGATGCTAAGGCTGATGCGACGAGCAAGGCGGAACAAGCCCTGTCTGATGCGAAGGCGAACGCGGCGGCCGGTGATAAGTCCACGTGGGATAGTGCGCAGAAGGACGCGACCGCGAAAGCCGATCAGGCCGAAGCGAACGCGAACAAGCATTCCGATGAGAACGATGCGAAGACCCTCACGTCGTCCAAATCGTATTCCGACACGGTCGCGGAGAAAACCTTGGCCGCGGCGAAAGCGTTCGCGACGGACCAGTCGAAGTCGCAGGTCGACACGCTCGAAAAGGAACTGACCCAGACTTATATCTTCAACAAACTGACGAACAACGGTCAGGCGCAGGGCATCGCCCTGGCCGGCGGTCTCCTGTACATCAACGCGACCTACATCGACACCGGCATTATCAAGGGCGGTAAATCCTACTGGAATCTCGACACGGGCAAACTGTACCTGGAAGACGGCGAGTTCATCTCCGCCACCATTACCGGTAGCACGTTGAACGGTGACGTGATCAACGGTGCGACGGTCAACACGCCGAAAATCGTGGGCGCGTCCGAGGGCTCCACGTTCATCAGCAATGACGGGAACTCGTGGCTCAAATTCGGTCAGTTCACGTCAATCCGAAACGAGATCG